GATAACGAGTATATTGCCGATCCAATCATGAACATCTGGCCGTTTAATAAGCTGTGTCCGTGTGATCTGAATTTCGATGGAACCGTGGCGGCATACCTCGGAGATCCAGATTTCACATGGGAGCCGACGAATGGATGTGTCATGCTCGAGATTCCGACAGAGATGTATTACTCTCGGTGGTATGAGAAGGACAAGGACGGCCAGAACTGGGAATATCGTTGCTTCTCAGATACGGGACGCTATCCGAATGCGGTATATATCAAGGATCTGATGAAACGCGCAGACGGCACCACGCAGGATGCATTCTATTTCCCGATCTTCATGGGCTACACGAATGCAGACGGAAAATATGTTTCAATTGCGAATGTCATCCCGACCTATAATCGTTCATGCACGAGTTTCCGCGCGGACGCAAAAAAGAACGGTGACAACTGGCAGATGATCGATAAGTGGGCATGGGACATTTTCACAGACCTCGCCCTCGTATATTCGGCCGATGACAATTTCCGTACAACATTCGGTCGCGGCCATGCAGACTGGTATTGCTCATATAAGTCGCTCCTCGCAGAATCCAGCGTGAACACGATCACCGTATCGAATTCTGCAAAAACAAAGCTCTTCGTCGGCAACACCGTCTGCATCGGTACATCGGATTCGTGGAATGGTGGCGTAGCCGCAAACCGGACAATCACGGCGATCACGGATTCCACGAAGGCCGATAATGCCATCGACGTGACGCTCGACGGCGCGGCATTCACAACGACAACCACATCGACGCTCTGGAGATCTGCCCCGCGTACCGGTGAGACTGTGAACATGCAGAACGCAAACGGCACCGCCGGACCAAATGATGGCCAGCATGCCGTCCGCACTCTGTGGGTAGAGGATTTCTACGGAACGATGCATACCGGACTCGATGGCATGAATCTGAAATTTAACGAAGAGAACATGTGTCTCGACGTTTACGTGTGCAATGATCCATCAAAGTACGGAGACACATATGACGGCTATACAAAGGTCGATTCGATGAAGATCGATCTGAACGGTGCCAACCAGAATTATGATAATTCCGGTTGGATCAAGAAGCTTGGCTTCGATAAGAATTATCCAACACTGGAAGTGCCGGTACTCGCAAACGGCGGTGCCGGATCAGAGAGCTATCTGGCTGCATACCGCTGGGCGAACCGCGATGGGGCTCGTCCGTTCGCTGGCGGCGCGTTCAGCAGGGGGTCGCAAGATTCGGCCCGCTTTCTGAGCTGCGACATCGGTTTCGGGTATGCGTACTGGAACTTCGCCTCCCGTCCTCTCAAGAGATAAACTGTTTTCTTTTGAGGGGGTGTTGGGGGAATCCTCCCCCAACAGATTTTTAGAACAAATTTAATGTAACTCGTAAACTAAGGGATTTGGTTCACGCAATGGGGCTCGTCCGTTCGCTGGCGGCACGTTCAACAATGGGTCGCAAGATTCGGCCCGCTATCTGAACTGCAACAACGGTTTCGGGAATGCGAACTGGAACTACGCCTCCCGTCCTCTCGAAGAGCGGATTTATCCGCTGACTACGATAGGTGTGACCATCTAACCGCGGCTCTTGCCGAAAATACGCCCGACAAACAGCATGGCCTAGTAGGTTTTTCTCGAACGATCATGAGGGCTCTTTGAGAGATAATATCTCGAAGAAACAGACTGAAGAAACACACAAGTGAAAAGAAAAGGGTATCTATTTGAGAAAATATACGACATTGAGAACTGTCGGAAGGCAATCCTCGATGCATCGGAAAATAAGAGGAAAAGAAGAAATGTAAAGAAAATTATCAAAAATGTTGATTATTACGCAGAGATACTGAGCGAAATGATCCGTACGGAGTCATGGGAATGCTCGCCGTATACGGTCCGATATATCAATGACGGTATCCGGCAGAAACGCCGAAAGCTTGCAAAGCCAAGGTTCTGGCCGGATCAGTGCATTCATCATGCATTTGATCGAATCATCGGCCCATTGTTTGCACAGAGTCAGTATTACTACTGCACTGGATGCGTGAAGGGCAAAGGCATCAAGCTCTCGAAGCGCGGCCTCGAACTCTTCATAAAACGTCACCCAACGTGGGCGAAATGGGTGGATAAGATGGACGTCAAGCATTGCTATGATTCAGTGAATCATGCATGTCTGAAGTGGGCGCTTCGCCGACACATCAAGGACAGAGCGGTACTGAGGGCCTACGACAAGATCATCGACAGTTATCCGCGTCTCGCACACGATCCAGAAGCGACGAAACCAGAAGATCCGGAAGTCGGGATTCCGATCGGCATCGATCCGTCCAGATGGCTCATCAATATGTTTATGAGTGACATAGATCACGAAGTAAAGCGTTTCCTCGGGCACCGCTATTTCACAACACGCTACGCGGACGACATGGTGCTCGTCGGACCGTCGAAGCGGATGCTTCGGAAAGCACAGGCCATCATTGAATCCATGCTACACGGCATACGTATGAAACTGAAAAGCAACTGGCAAGTCTTCAAGCTGAAGGACCGAGCGATTGATTTCATCGGATATAAATTTTGCTCCGATCATGTGGAAATCAGAAAAAGCATCACGCTCAGAATTCTGCGTAAGATAAGGAAAATCAAAAAGCTCGGGAAGCACGTGACCATTTCGATGGCACGCGGAATGCTTTCCTACAAGGGATATCTGAAACACTCGAATTCACATCACTTCAGAGAGAAATACATCAATAATAAGATCAGCTTTAAGAAGCTGGGAAAGGTGGTATCACTTTATGACAAGAGAAAACTTCAAAGTGCAGCCTGATGATACGTGGGTGGAAGCACTGAACGAGAGGCCGGGTGCACCGGCATTTGTTCACCTCGTTGAGAACATCACGGAGGAGCACAACACAGGCGAAAACGGAAACGAGGATACGTCCTACACGGCAGATGTTTACACGATCGAGACCGGCTATCGCCCGGGCCTTCTCGATTCCGTAAAGGAGAACCGTGACGTATGGCTTTCGGCAGCCAGGGAACAGGCGGCAGAGGAAACCACGAAGACATTGCAGGAGCGTGTCGCAGAGCTCGAGACGATGACCGGAGACCTCGCGGCCGCAATGCTCGGATAAGGAGGGTGAAATGAGTATCTGGTTTAATACGCTGAGGAGAAAGTACGATGCCGGTGACATGACGAAGAAGGGCCTCAAGAAGGCCGTCAAGCTCACGTGGATCACCGAAGATGAATATAAACTCATCACCGGCGATGAGTACACGGCATGAAGCAGCGCTTCACGTGTGCTCACGAAACAGACGACGGTACGTGTAAACGTTGGCGCGTACCGTGCGCAGACAGGCGGAGCGAGTGCGATGCCTATCTAAATTGTTATGACTGCAAGTATTGCGTGTATCCGGCGTCGCAGGAGCCGTGTGCAAGCTGCAAGAATGCAGCATTCTATTCCGTATAAAAACGGATTACCCGTTTTTCAATATTCACGAAAGGAGGAAAGAACCATGAGCGAGAACCATGTATTACCGAACGACTACCATGATGGAGAAGACCGTCTCGTCGCAGAGAAGGCCGTGGCGCATGCCGACAAGAAGCGGCACATCCATCCAAATGATGCTGGTATCGACTCCACCAATGTGGTGAAGAAGGATCAGATCATCAAGCGGAAGCCGCATAATGAACCGCGCTGATTAAAGCCGAATAGTAACGAATAGACTATATTGTGTGCATGTCTCCAGGCATTCCCTGGGGACTTTTTATGTATCAAAAAAGCACCCGAATCCACGCCATAGGATTTTCGAGTGCTAAATTCAAGTTCTTTCAGAAATTATAGCATAAATTTACTGAAGGAGACAATAATTATGAATCGGAGTACATGTATGAGTATTCAGCTTTTGGCAACCGGCGTGGTTGCGTACTTAAGTCAGAAACTGGGTGTTACGTTCTATCTTCTCGGCTTACTGCTGATTTTGATGGTGATCGACTACGTTTCTGGCATGGCCGCGAGTGCGGTGGAGGCAATCGATCATCCGGGTGATGAGCACTATGGTTGGAGCAGCAAGAAGGGCGCGAAAGGGATCGCGAAGAAGGTGGCGTATTTATGCGTCATTGCGGTCGCGATGGTGATCGACTACGTCATCATTCAGACGTCAGGCGCGCTCGGGTATACATTGCCGAATACAATGCTGTCGCTTTTAGTGTCCGTGTGGTATCTACTGAATGAAGCGCTGTCAATCACAGAGAATGCGGGCCGCATGGGCGCACCGGTGCCGGACTGGCTGATGAAGTACATCGCTGTGTTGAAAAACAAGATCGACGGAAAATTTGACGGCAAACAGCAGCCAGAGGAGGATGCATGATTTCAAATTGCGGACATGATGAACGCGGAAAGTATTCCGGCGGTCAAGCCGGAGATCAGACCGGGCAGGAGTGGGCAGTGATCCCGTGGTACTCACGGCCGTGGAATGTCGTGTTGAGATATCCGAACCAGAACGTCGCGCAGAAGATCGCCAACCTGGCACGTGCTGCAGCCAATAATGACAATATCGGCTACGATCAGAATCAGCGCTATGACTATTGGAATGCTCTCAGACGGGCAGACTATGATCCGACGAAGATCTCGGAGCTCTGCGAAGCAGATTGTTCGTCTGGAGTGGCTGCAAACGTGAAAGCCGTCGGCTATCTGATGGGTATCGAGAGGTTGAAAGCCGTGAGCGTTTACGCCTATACTGGAAATCTCCGGAGCATTCTGAAAAATGCCGGTTTCCGGGTGCTGACGGATTCAAAATATCTCACGTCGGCCGATTATTTGCTTCCAGGCGACGTCCTTCTGTATGAAGGCCACCACACCGCGGTCAATCTCGACGCTGGCACAAAGTCGGCCGTGAATGATCCGATGAAATATCCGTGCTGGATTCAGTCTGATGGGTGGTACTATCGTCTGGCTAATGGGCAGAACGCTCACGGGTGGCAGCTCATCAATCACCATTGGTACTGGTTTGATAAATCGGGCCGTATGGCCACGGACTGGCACGAGATCAACGGCGCCTGGTACTACTTCCAACCGTCCGGAGGTCTCGAAGGCGCACTGTATCGGTCCGATCAGAAGGGCGGACAGTCCATCTGGTACGTAGATTAAAAAGATGATAGGCAAGCCAAAATATATAGCCTCGTCCCGCGCAGGACGGGGCTTATTTGTTTGCAATAGAAAGCATTGACATACTGCATGCAGCATGCTATTATATAGTTACAGCGAGGGAAACCGAGCGAGTTCAAGCAAGGAGGGAAAATGATGGAAGAAATAGAAAAAGCCCTGAAGGACTTAGAAAAAGCGTTAAAAAATAACGACTCCGTCGCAAGAGCAACCGTTACAATAACGCTTGTGAAACCTAAGACCACCAAGGGCAATCAGAAGTAAAACTTCTAGGCAGGGGCGGAGGTAACCGCCCTGTAAGTCCTAGTATATCATAAATAGATAAGAAAGCGAGGACTTACAATGAAAATTGCAAAGAATGGGAATACGTACGAAGCAGTCGAAACGGTTTCAAAGTGGATTATTAAGGCCATGGACGGCAAGGTTGGACTGAAATACGAACTTTCAAAGAATGATTTCAATAGTTTTGAAGAAGTACGGGATTTTTTTGAAAAACTGAAAATCTAAGGAGATTGGCATGGCAGAAAGGAAAAGCAGAACTTCAACCGAAGTAAAAACGAGGTACAACAGTAAAGTTTATGACGTAATTTCTGTGCGAGTGCCAAAAGAGATGGCTGCAGCTTTCAAGCAAAAGTGCTCAGAAGCTAACATTTCGCAAGCGCAGATCATAAAGACAGCTATATCGAATTTTTTGAGTGAATGAGCAAATATCAAATTTGGTTTCGATTTCTTTAAATGTATGATAATCTATCTTAAATTACAGAGGAGGTGAAAGAACAATGCGCAAGTTGGAAGACAAAGAACTGGTACACCTCATTGATGAATTCGCAGCCGAGGCAAGGAAGGCTATTTTAGGAGATGACTCTAGAAACGAAAATCTGTTCGACAAGGTGCAGGACAGCGGGATTAAACTGTTTGGAATCCGCGATGACAAATTTGACGGCATGTGCTTTTGGAATCAAAAAACGAAGCAACCAGAAATCTACCTAAATGTCGATCAGCCGAAAGACCGCAGGCTTTTCACTTTGGCCCATGAACTTGGGCACCTCTTTTTGAATTACGGATGGGCTCCAGGAAAAAGCAAAATAGACGGAAACAAAAAAATATTATCCGTCAGCTTTAGGGACAAAGACAAAGCAAAGGATACAGAAAGTGTGAACGAACGCATGGCAAATGAATTTGCAGGTGCTTTCTTGATGCCAAGAGACCTAGTTGAGAAGGTGATTTTAAATCAGACAGACTTAAATGATAAGCTGGACAGCATTGTTAGGCACTTCGGTGTAACGGACAGAGCAGCCATTAATAGGCTGATTATGTTGGGAGTAATAAATGAGTCTGGAAAATAATGCTTCTAGTAGCGAACGGTTAAACTCATTTTATGAAAAAATAAAAGAAAAGAACAACTATGATGACAGCGATGCTGCGCTTCTGGCACGAACAGATGAAAAAGCGGCATATAATGCATCTTCAGATGCGAAGAACTACAATGATATAGAAAGAAGAGAACGGACGGCGAAGGCACATCGTCATGAGCTTATTAACGACTTGATTGAAAGCCTCAAAGGGCCACTCGAAAAAGAACAGGAAAGTAAGAATAAGTTTAGATTCGTGACTCTTATTGGCTTTACGGCATTCTTTTTAGGGATAGCCGTGGCAACATTCGCGCTCTTGTTTCTGCTCTCAAGAGGTGGGTTCACAAAATACAGCGCACAAGTGGCAACGATCTTGATTACCGGACTATTCGCAAACGTGGTTGGCTTGGCGGTCATTATTTTCAAGTATCTATTTGATGACAAGAATTCGCTCTTAAAAGATATGATCCAATTAGTAGTGAGCACGCTGAAGAGTGATGACGACCGATATGACAAGCGCGAACAATAAGAGCAAGCAAAAAAAGAAAAACGTACAACATCATTACTGATACCGAATGAATACGACACGCGTATGACACAAAAGTACCGAAGAGTGGCGCAAATACGTATATCCGTGTTCTCAAAGAGATAATTTATCTCCACTGTATCACAACTACAGAAACATCGGAAAACTTCGGTTTTACGATGTTTTTTTGGTTCCAGCCAAAAAAACCACCTGTTTGACAGGTGGTTCCGAGTTCGGCTTTAGCCTAGATAAAAAAACCTCCAATGCTAGAATAAGTGTGGGTCTGACACCACACTACATTGAAAAGCAAAGGAGGTATCCATGGATAACAGTACATTAGCACATACGACATGGAATTGTAAGTATCATATAGTGTTTGCGCCAAAGTTCAGAAGAAAAGTAGCATATGGAATGTTTAAACAGGACATAGCTAACATTCTAAGTAATTTAAACGAAAAGGATGCTGCAAAAATTCAAAATGTGTTATCAGATAAAGATGCTGCAAATAAACT